TCATTTATACCATTTGAAGAAAATGTGTCATTACAGCGTGTTGTAAAGAGTATTGCAAAGCAAACATCTGATACTTATATTAATTTATCAAAATCACAGGCATTTATGATAAGAGATTTAAAAAATCCAAAAATATTAAAATCCACTACGATAGCGAAAACATATCAAACCGTTATAGATGAAGCAGTACAAGCAAGTCAGTCAGGCATTATTGACTATAATACAGCAATGAGAAGAACGATGAAGCAGCTCAACGAAAGCAGTATTAGGTCAGTAACATATAATACAGAGACAGGCAAAACATACTCACAAAGACTTGATACAGCCGTAAGGCGAAATATACTAGACGGTATCAGAGCTATTAATCAAGGTGTTCAAGACGAAACAGGTAAACAGTTTGGGGCGAATGGCAAAGAAATAACTGTACACCAATTCCCTGCTCCTGACCATGCCCCTGTTCAAGGTAGACAATTTACAAATGAAGAATACGATAAAATGCAACGAGCAGAATCATTTGAAGATGTAAAAGGCAATAAATATATAGCATTTGACAGACAAATAGGTACATTAAATTGCCGTCACTTTACTTATTCAATCGTTATTGGGTATACCAAACCAAACTATACAGATGAACAGCTTGCTCAAATATTAGCAGACAACGATAAAGGTTATACTTTACCAAATGGCAAACATCTTACAATGTATCAATGCACACAAGAACAAAGGCGACTTGAAACAGAAGTAAGAAAAGCAAAAGATGGGCAAATAATGGCTAAAACAAGCGGTGACATTGATTTAGCAAAGGAATATCAAGCTAAAGTTAACAAGTATATAGAACAGTATAAACAGTTCAGTAACTCTTGTGGTTTATCTCTAAAATACAATAAATTATATGTTGACGATTATCAAAAAATTTAGTAAAACTGTTTACATTTTTGTTATACTATGTTATAATAACATTGAGGAAAAATTGTCTCCTCCTAACTTTTTGATACTGGCGGTAATGTGGGCTTTTATAAAGTCTGTTTTGCCGCCAACTTTTTTCGTATAGCGTGGTGAGCAAATGTCAGATATTATATCATCCATTATTGTTGGAATTTTAGCCTTATTGGGCGTAGTTATAACGAATATGTCTAACAATAAAAGAACAGATATACAATTAGAAAAATCACAGGCAATAATGGACACTAAATTAGAGGAACTAACAAGGGAAGTTAGAATGCACAATAACTTTGCACATGAAATCCCAGTAATCAAGGAACAAATTAAATCCTTAGATTGCCGTATTCACGAGTTAGAAGATAAATAATCAATAGTTGCTCAAAGTCAAGCATATTGACCTTTAAATATATGCACATTCAGCCGCAAACTGTACTGCGGAAATATAAATAACAGAGATAAAGAATGTAAGGAGTATTTCAATGGAATTTTTAAAAGATTTTTTTGAAAAAGCAGAAAACAAAACATTAACATTTGAACAATTCACAGATGCGTGTTCAAAAGCAAACATCAAATTAGCAAATCTTAGTAATGGTGACTATGTATCAAAATCAAAATATCTTGATGATATTAAAGCAAAAGATAATCAGATTGATACTTTAAACGGCACGATTTCAACTCGTGACACTGACCTTGCCACAATTAAGAAACAGCTTGAGGATGCTGGTGTGGATGCACAAAAGTTATCCACATTATCCACAGACTTATCCACATTGCAAGGTAAATATGATAACGATATTAAACAGTATCAAGATCAACTTGCTAAACAGGCTTATGAATTTGCTGTTAAAGAATTTGCAAGCACAAAGAAGTTTACAAGTAATGCCGCAAAGCGTGATTTTATTAATTCAATGATTTCAGAAAATCTTAAAATCAAAGATGATAAAATCATGGGGGCAGATGATTTTGTAACAAGTTACACGACAGAAAATTCAGACGCATTTGTAGTTGAAGATGTTAAAGAAAAAGAACCTACTGCGTCACTTCCGTCATTCGTGCAACCGACATCATCAAGCGACACTTCGACAGGCAGTGATTTAGGTGGGTTTAAATTCAATTTTACAGGCGTAAGAAAACGAGATTAAAATAAGGAAGGTATTAAAAAATGGCAGCACTAAATTACGCAACCGAATATTCAAGAGCACTCGCACAAGCATTTCCCTATGTTCTTAACTTTGGTGCATTGTATTCAACACCGAACAACAATAGATATAGATGGATTAATGCAAAGACAATAGAAATTCCCAGTATTTCAACAACTGGTCGTGTAGCTTCTGATAGAGATACTATCGGCACAGCACAGAGAAACTATGATAACGCATGGGAAACAAAGACACTTACCAATCAGAGAAAGTGGTCAACACTTGTTCATCCAATGGACATTGACCAAACTAATATGGTAGCCTCTATTTCAAACATCACCCAGGTATTTAATGAAGAGCAGAAGTTCCCTGAAATGGATGCTTATACAGTATCAAAAATTTACACAGATTGGCTCACTACTAAAGATGAGTCTGATACAACAAGGGTTGCAGACACAACAGTTCTTACAACTGAAAATGTTCTTAAAACATTTGATAATCTTATGCTTAAAATGGATAATGAGAGAGTTCCTGCAAATGGTAGACTTTTGTATGTAACACATGAAGTTAAGACAATGCTTAAACAGGCACAGGAAATTCAAAGAACACTTGATGTTAAGACAGCGGGTGATAGTATCAATAGGGTTGTATCAAGACTTGATGAAGTACAGATTATTGGAGTCCCTGCAACTCTCATGAAATCAAAATACAACTTTACAACTGGTTGGAAAGTAGCTGAAGACGCAACTCAGATTAATATGTTCTTGGTACATCCCCTTGCAGTTATTACACCCGTATCATATACATTTAGTAAGCTTGATGAGCCGTCAGCAGGTTCAGAGGGTAAATATATTTACTTTGAAGAAGCGTTTGAGGATGTATTTATTCTTAATAAAAAGTCGGGCGCAATTCAATTCAATATTACTGCGTAAGGTGAAAGATTATGGCAGTAGTAGAAAAGGGTAATGTAGTTTTAGACATAAGAGACTCTGAAATCGAGCACTATCTCGATATGGGATATAATGTTACAGATGGAAACGGCACTGTAATTAAAGCTTGTGTACCAAAAGACATAGGAACATTACAAAAAGTATACAGCGAACAACTCCTAAAAATCGAAGAGTTAGAAGCTACAATTACTAAACTAAAGAAAGAAAATGTCAAATTGAAGAACGGGCAGAAATAAATGATAGGCGGTGTATTTAATGTATCTAACTTATGATGACTATACACAAATGGGGGGAACACTTGAATACACCGCATTTGTAAATTTGGAGTTTGAAGCTGAAGCGTTAATTAACTATTATACATTTGATAGATTGCAAAGTGAAATTGAAATCCCCGAAGCGGTTATAAGGTGTATGTTTAAATTAGTTTCTTTGGCACAAACAAAACAACAAGCATTTTCATTAGGACAAAGTGAAAATTCAAATAGTAGTGTTTCAATAACATCCCAGTCAAATGATGGCGTGAGTATTAGCTATAATACAATATCAGCCTCAGAAATATTTGAAAAAGCACGGGATGAATTTAAACTATGCATAATGCAGTATTTAAGCGGCATTAGAAATAGTAGCGGTCAACGCTTATTATATAGGGGGTTATATAAATATGAGTAACTTTCCTATATGGTGGGACACAACATTAACCGTTTATAATAAATTTGAAGATACACAAACACAAATTGTTAAATGGTATCGTACAGTTTTAAAAAATTGCTTTTGGAAAGCAACTTCTGATAAAGTTTCATTTGGTAATGCAACGCTTGAGTCTAATAATATTATTTGCAGAATACCTAAAGATAAAAGATTTTTAGAAAAACACGAGTGGATAAACATACCTAATGATAAAATGGGAAATTATTTCACATTAGGTCGTGGTGATATTATTATCAGAGGTAATATTAAAGAAGAGATAGACGAATACAAGTCGAGAAAGCGTTCTACAGACCTTATAGCAAAATATAAGGAATTACAAGGTTGTATGGAAATTGACCAAATAACAATTAATACAGGTGCAGGTAGGTGTAATGAACATTACTATGTAAAAGGTATATAATATGGCACAAGATATTATTACAACAGAGATTTTTATAAACGAGAAATCAATTCAAAATAAAATTGAAAATCTTATAGACGATGATGTAATGATTGAAATACATAATCTATTTGCAAAGATGTGTGACCCATATGTACCCAAGGAGGAAGGTGTCTTATCACAGACACTTGAAGTTACAAAGGATTATGTCCGATATACACAACCATATGCACATTATCAATATATGGGTAATGTTTACGGACCGAACATACCTATTATAAAAGATGGCGTAATAGTTGGTTGGTTTTCTCCTCCCGGAAAGGGTTCAAAACATCCCACAGGAAAAAATTTGAATTATAGTACGGAACAACACCCAAAAGCAACTTCAAAGTGGGATAAAGCTATGATGGACGAGCGTGGAGATGAATTTATAGAGCAAGTCAAAGATATTTTAGTTAGAAAGGCAAAAGAATTATATGGATAAAAATCAAGCTGTTATTGATTATTTAAATGATTGTCCTGCAATACAAAATAATTCATTGTTCTTTAATTTCATCAACGCAAAAGACAATAATAAACAATTTGTTACAGTCGGCAATGACAAAAATGTTGAGCAACCTTATATAGACGGCAGTGTATTAAAAAGATACACATTTACAATAATTGATTATCGTTCAATTGCATATCAGGCAATTGTAAAACAACCTGGATATATCAATGAAAATGTTGAAGAATTACTTGATGTACAATCAATCATAGATTGGGTAACGGAGCAAAATGATTTAAGAAATTACCCCGATTTTGGAAATGATTGTATAATTGAGAGTATTCAAGCATTAACAGATAATCCAAATTTAAACGGTGTTGATACTACTGTAACACCTGCTTTAGCAAAATACAGTATATCAATACGAATAGAATATTTAGATAATTCCAAAAAAATATGGAATTGATAAAAGAAAGTGAGGAAATTAATTTATGGCAATCTCAACAACTCTTACAGATGGTCAGAGAGCACAGCGTAAACTCCTTATTACAGTAGCAGAATGGGGAAGTGGTGAAAAGCCTGACCGTGAAATCCTCGGTACAAGAACTGAGGACTCGTCAATCGAATTTAATGCTGATATTCAGACATCAACTGATATTCGTGGCATTACCTATACAGATGTTAATAAAACCGAGCCACAACAAACATTCGACCCTTATTACCTTATGGGAGGCTCTAAACTTGGTGAATATCTTTCACAGGCAGCACTTGCAAATGACATTAATAAGTATAACGGTGTATTTAATGTATATATTATTACAGCCTACCTTAAAGATGGCGCATCTGCCTATCATACTGTTAAGCATTCGGGCTGTTCAATAATTCCAACATCTATTGGTGGCGATAGTTATATCTCAATGCCCATTGAAGTACACTACAGTAACAACATTACAGAGGGTACAGTTGATAAGCTTTCAGATGATTTTACATTCACGGCTACATCGGATGTGACTGTATGAATAAGTTAAAGGAGGAGTAAATTTATGCCTAAAAACGAACTAAACGAACTAATTGACCTTGACCTGTCGGTACTTAGAAAACAAAGATTTAGAATTAATGGGGATGATAATAAGATACTCGAACTTAATGTATCTGATTTCTCGTTAATTTCAAGACTGTCGGACTCTTATCCTAAATTAGATGAATTGTATGCTAAATTAGAAACAATAGGCGATGAAACATCGGATGATGAACTTGGTATCAAAACAATGGGCAACAAACTTAAAGAAGTTGACTTAGAAATGCGGGAACTGGTTGATTTCATTTTTGATGCTAAGGTCTGTGATGTTTGTGCTGACTCGGGTTCTATGTACGACCTTATTAATGGCGTTCCGAGATATGAACATATCATAACAATATTAGTTGGTTTATATGAAAAGAATATCAATTCAGAAATTAAGAAAGTTAAGACAAAGATAAAGACACACACGCAGAAATATACAAGTAAATAAGGTAAAATATAATGTTTGAACTACCTACTGAAATTAAAATCAAAGATAAATCATATAAAATTAGAAATAACGGTGATTTTAGAATGGTACTTGATTGTTTTTCAGCTTTAGGGGATGAGGAGCTGGATATTCAATTTAGAGTAATATCCAGCTTAATTATCTTTTATGACGGTTTGACTGATATTGAAGATACATTAGAAACATTTGAAGATGACATAGAAGAAGCGGTTTTACAAATGTATAACTTCTTTAACTGCGGTGAAAAATCCATTGGGTTACAAAGTAATTATAAATTAATTGATTGGGAACAAGACTCACAATTAATTGCTTCGGCGGTTAATGATGTGGCGAAAAAAGAAATTCGCTCTGAACCTTATATCCATTGGTGGACATTTATGGGATATTTTTTAGGTATTGGTGAATGTGCTTTATCTAACATTATTGAGATAAGGCGAAAAATTAAAAAGCATACGAAACTTGAAAAATATGAGCAGGAATTTAAACAACAAAATCCACAATATTTTATATGGGATTCTCAAAGTGTTGAAGAAAAACAAGCTCAAGACATAATTAAGAAAATTTGGAATAAAGGTAGGTGATATAAATGCAAAGTCACGATGGCGATATTAGTTTAAGTGTTAGTGTTAAAGCAGATAAAAACAAGATACAAAAACTTGGTAACTCCATAAGAGAAGCTTTTAAATCTTCTTCATCAAAACAAGCAAGTATTGAAATGCAAAAATTAGATGCTCAGATTAAAGCTACCGAAAATAAACTTACAAAGCTAAATGACGAATACAGAAAATTACAACAGACAAAGACACCTACTGAGGAATATACAGATTTAGAGACTGTAATAAATTCAATCTCTGATACAATGGAAAAACTTATTGCTAAACAGTCTCGCATTAACACTGATACAGCTAAAGGTAAACAACAATGGCAAGAAACGCAAGATAAACTTGAACAGTACGGTGACCAGTTGTTGGATGCTCAACTGCGTATGGATACTCTTGTGCAAGAGGGTAAAGCGTTTACGGTGGGTGGTGATACTGAACAACTTAATGCAACACAATCTTCCATTGAGCAGACAACAATAAAACTTGAAGAGTTAAAACAAAAACAGTCACAACTTGCAGATAAACAAAAACAGACCACAAAAAACACATCAAAATTATTATCTGTTTTTCGTAAATTAGGTAGTGTTGGAAGTAAAGCACTTAAACTTATAAGCAGTGCAGGAACAAAAACTGGTAGTGTAATAAAAAATGTATTTTCAAATATGAAAGGTTCTTCTGACAAAAGTTTAAAATCATTGCTTAAATATGGGTTCGGTATTAGATCACTATTTGCACTTTTTAATAAACTAAGAGGTTATGCAAGCGACGCTTTTCAAACACTAGCTTCTCAATCACCTAAAGTAAATAAAGATTTATCTGCAATTAAAAATTCGTTTAAGCAACTTACAAATAGCATTGCAACTATGGCTCAGCCGTTAATATCAGCATTAACACCTGTTATAACAGAAATAATTAGTCTATTTACACAGGCGGCAAATGCAGTGGCAAGCTTCTTTGCAACCCTCACAGGTCAGAAATACATATATAAAGCGACTAAGGGGAATGAGAGCTATGCAGATAGTATTTCAGATGTAGCTAACAGTGCAAAAGAAGCAAATAAACAGCTTGGTGCATATGATAAGTTAAATGTAATATCATCAAACAACACTTCGGGAAGTAGTAGTACTACTTCGGGGGGCGGTTTTGAACTAACAACTGCTGATACTGATGTCAGTGATTTTGCAAATAAAATCAAAGAAGCTTGGAAAAAAGCAGATTTCACTGAAGTAGGCACAATTATAGCGGATAAAATTAATAATAGCCTTAAAAATATAAATTGGGATAAAATACAACAAACAGCAAATAATTTCGGGAAAAGCTTTGCTACATTGTTAAACGGTATTTTTGAACACCCCGAATTGTGGACTACAATAGGGGTATCAATAGGTAATGGGGTTAATACTGTATTGTCTGCTATTAGCGGCTTTATAGATAATTTTGATTTTACTGCGGCAGGAGACTCATTTGCTCAGTCTGTAAATTCGATATTTATGACAGTAGATTGGCAAGAATTAGCTAACACAACTGCTGACGGCATTAGG